CCCGCTGGACATGTGGTCATAAAGATTGATGGCTTCCTTCAGGGAGATCTCGTGTCCGGGGCTTTGTTGCAGGTGGTTCCACGAACTGATGGCGCTCCGGATGGTCTTTTTGATGGAGGGCGAGCCCTTGCGCTCAAAGTAATGCCCGCTGGAGGTGAGCCTGTCGGCCAGTTCATCCAGCATGTAATTGGCCTGCGCTAGGATGAGCCATTCGTCGTCACCGAACGTGACGGTGTTGGCGTCATAGGTGCGCTCGACGCTTCCCTCCTCGCGGCGGGGCATCCAGATTTTCTTCTGCCTGCTGCGGATGCGCTGGACGACGGAGTCAGCAATGGCATGGACGCTGCGCGGAACCCTGTACGACTGAGACAGCACCTCGGAGCCGCCCGGAAGTCCGACAAAGTAGTTGATGTCGGCTCCGGCCCACCGGTAGATGCCTTGGTCGTCGTCTCCTGCGACGAACATGCGGTCGCTGCGGTCGTTGAGGTGGTGAGCCACTTTCCATTGCAGCGGAGTGAGGTCTTGCGATTCATCCAGAAACACCACCTTCAGGAAGGGGATGCTCCCCGGCTTCTCGGAAAGCTCCACCATCATGTCGGTGAAGTCTTTCAGACCGTTGAGCAGCTTGAAGCGCTCGTACTCCTTGTAGAGGTGCTCAAACTCGTAAAACGGAATGTGGAGATCGGTAATGTTGTAGGCGTGCTGCGTCCCTCTCAGGGTGTTCCGCGCCAGATCAAAGGCCCGCATGATGGGGTTGTTGGACTTCATCAGCATAAAGCCGTCATCGGCTATGTGCTCGGAGCCGCTTGTAGACAGGTCTACCCCGGTCTCCTCGCTGAAACCCCGGAGGCCTTTGTCGCCGAGTACCTCCGCCCCGGTCATACCAAGAGCCTGGAACGCCAGACTATGCAGCGTCCGGAAGTACTGAAAGTCTTTCTCCGGGTCGAGGTTGAACCTCGCCACAGCGCGGTCTCGTGCTTCGTGGGCCGCTTTCCGCGTGAAAGCAAAATACCCTATGTCGTTGGGTGACATGCCCCCGGCCAGTAGAGCGTCTACCTGATTCAGTAGCGTGGTCGTTTTCCCGGTTCCGGGAGGGCCAAAATACCTAAACATCATCTGTCGCCTTGGGTTTTTCGTCCAATGCCCCCGGCATCTCTAACCGGTGCCCGTACCGCACTTTCAAAAATACGTCCATCTCATACCCCAAGGCGTCAAGGATCGCCTCTATCTTTTGTACCGAAAGCTGCCGTCCTGCTCCGACGTTCTCGTATTCGGCAATGGTCCGCTGCTTCATTTGTGCCCTGACCGCGAGGTCTTTCTGAGAAATCCCGGCCTCCTTGCGTAGCTCCTTTATAAGCTGGCACCAGTTAACTTTCGTTGTGGTCAAAACGGTACATCCTCTTCTTCGTCGAAACGGGAGCCAAACTCCTCGTCAATCTTTGTATATGCAGGTATCGACCAGCATCGGACCATGTGTCCCTTGAGCCGGAATTGTTCGGCCTTGCCGTCTATGTCTCGAAGTCGCTGCGCTATCTTGTTGGACCGGTAGTCGAAGAACTTGTTGCGCTTCAGGAACGCCTCAAAATCCTTGAGCCGGAAGTAGGTCCGGCCCTCTTCCTCGTCGGTCCATGGGCGACGAAGAAGTATCTCTTCCCGGTCCATCGCGGACTGCATGTGCGTCGAGAACTCTTCCAGCATGTCGTAGAACTGCCCGCTCAGACTGGTATCTGCTGACGTGGAGATTACCGCGCCCTCTGTGTCCACCATTTGTCCGAGAAGGCTGTTCATCTGCGCCTCCCAAGCCTGCCGGGTGATGGTGCGCGGCATGAAGTTTATCTGCTCCATACAAAGTATTTGAAAGCGCGGCTGCTTCTGTAGACCTTCGGTGTCGAGTTCCACGGGGCTCCCATTCACGTCGAGAAACCAGAGGGGCGGCTCGCTGTCGTATTTTCGGAGGTTGGCTACGGTAGGGGTGTTGGCACCCCCTCCGACGCCGTGCTTCCGGCTGCGGCACAAATCCTTGTTGCAGAAATTGCAGATAGGCTGGTCGGCGCATTTGTACTGGTATTCTTTCTTTTTTATCTGGTCCGCGACGACGTTGACTTCTTTAAGGTCAAGCGGCGGATCCATGATCGTCTGGTTGTAGTCGAGGATCTTCGTTTCCCAGTCGTCGGGATACGCCTTCCGGAGATACACACCCAGATTGAACAGGCCATTGTTCCGTGTTCCCTCGGGAAAGCCCTGACGTAGCAGGGCCTGTAGGCACGGAGGGCCATCCTTGAGCTTATCGTCCACCACCGATACGGATTTGGACAGCAGGCCGTCTAACTGGTCCTCGGTTATTGCGGATGCTTCGGCTTGGTCCAGAAACTCTACGATGGTCGCGGCGCTTCCATCCTTGTTGAAGGCGTACCGCAGGCCGCCCTCGTGGTCAAAGTAGGGGAGGTTGAGGAAGTTTCCGTTATCCCCGCGCTCCAGAACCAGTTTGATCTGCTTGGGAAAGATCTCGCAGCCCCCGTACCCTATCTCGGCGGCTATTTCTTTTAGTTTAAGCTGGACCTTTTCGGCTTCCACGAACTCCTTAAAGAACAGGTACAGGTGCGCTCCTCCCGACTTACTGCGGCAGACCACCAGTGGAAGTTCCAGTCGGCTTAGTCTTTTTAATACCTCGCCGTGGTCCAGCGGGTACTGGTCAATGTCAATTGCTCCCCATAGGCAGGCGTCGTCCTCATTGATAGGAACAACGCCTATGCTCACCTCACCTTTCAGATGAGATGCGTAAGTGGCCGTGGTCCGTGGTTCGTGGACAAATTTATAGTTGCCCTTTTGCTTACCCCGAGCGTCCTTGGTTGTAATATCCAAGGCCCCGTAGGCTCGGTTCAAACCACGGAACAGCCGCGCAAATCTTTCTATTTCTTTTTTCATGGCGAGATATGGGGGGAGAAGTGCCTTCTCCCCCCAAATTACCTAGAAGGGCATGTCTTCGTCGGAGGAGGCTTTTTCGTCTTCCCTGACGTGTTTGACTCTCACCTGCCCGGCAAGGATGGACTCGGCGAACAGCCTGGCTTCCGCGTAAACGGACGGGTCGGAGACCACGCTGTCCTTGGAGATCTGCCAACCGTGCCACGAACCGTTCTTGTTTTCTTCAGGAACGGTTTCAAGTTTCCAGACGTGGCTGAAGCGTGGTGGGGTAAACAGTCCCCCTTTTGAGTCTTTCATCTTCAAAGACCGCATCGCCGAGTTCCACTGCTTCGACTTCTTGAACTGCGTAGACTTCATAGGCAGGAGTGCCTGCTGTGTCATGCCGTCCTCGTCGATGATGAGGACGTAATGCTGGGCAGTGCGTTCGAGATAACGTCCGCTGCCGCCTACGACGTAGTCCTTGTTGTCGTCGCCCCGCTCGGTCTGGGGTATTTCGTCTGACGAACTGTAGATACGGTGTGGTGCCCCGGTTCCTGTGCCACGCGGCTCCCATTCGATGAACTGGAGAACGTAGGCGCAGTTGATGACGGTCAGCCCTGCCTTTCCTTTGACGACATCCTTGGTAACGGTGTTGTAGATGTCACCGGCCTTGGCGTCATCGAGGTCGTCCAGTTCGTCGGACATCTTCTGCAAAACCTTCAGAAAAGGGATTGCGAGGTCTTCCGAACCAAGATCGCTCACGCCGATACCTGCGTCGGCTGCAAACATGTTTTCGTCCATGATTGCGACTTCCGCGGTCTTCTTTTTAGCCAATGGTCGCATTGCTCGGGCCATGGTCACTTACTCCTTTTGATGGTTGCTCGTTGCGAGATAAAAGCCCCAAATAAATCAAGCGGGATGGGGTCGCCCGCTTCCACCCGTTCCCTGAGCCAAGCCTTCAAGGTCATCGGTTCGACCTTCTCAGTCTGACTGGGAACGAATCCTTGTGAGCCGCAAAGTCCAACAAACTCTTTGGCAGTTGTGTCTTCGCCGCGACCAAAAGTGACGGTCACGTTGTTTTTGACGAGGTCGCCAAACTCATGGTCGCGCAGCCACTGGAAGGCTTCTTCCCGGCGGTCCACCGGGATGGTGGCCGCGTATATGGGTTTGACGGAGATCTCTGCGCCGTCGGTCAGCGTAAACTTCTGCAAGCCCATCTCCTCAAGGGCCTCCGGCAGTTGCTCGTCGGTGATCTTGTGCAGGGCCTGCTTCTTTCCTTTCAGAAGCTGCTCGGCGTCGGATATTTCCCGCTCCAGATTTGC